TTGCAGACTTACTACACCTAGATACAGTAGAAGTTAAAACAGATAGACGATGGGTGGAAACTGGCAACCTATACATAGAGACAGAGTGTTACTATCAAAACGATAGTGCTTGGAAACCATCAGGCATTAGAGTTAGTAAGGCTACGCACTGGGCTTTCATGCTAGAAGATGCTGCACTTATTGTACCCTTGCATAGGCTTGCAGAATATGTATACAGTTCTGGTAAAGCAATTACCTGTGACATACAACCCAACCCATCAAGGGGTTATCTAATTAAGGCTAGTGGTTTAATAGAGTATATTAAGTATGCTCGCGCTAACGAGATTGCAGAACATGAAGAACATGAAAGATGGGTGAGGTTTGGATAAGGAAACGTTAATCGGATTCCTGTCCTTGTTCTCTATCTTCATTACTGTCGGGTTCATCTTGCCCTACTTGTTCTGTTTCGTCTTTATCTAGATAAGAACGGAAACCGCCAAGCCTAGTGATGAGTTTTTTAATTGCACGATTATGTCTCATACGTGCAGCATCATCACTAGGTAAGGCGAGTTCTTCTGCAATACCAGCATACGATAAAGAGTTTGCATACTTGTGGTAAAGAATATGTTTATCCTCTGTATTTAATTTCAGATATGCAGCCTTAATCTCAGCCATCATAGCCATCATATTGCCACCCTCTGCTGGAGCAGACGGCTTGCTAGGCATACCTAAGTTAAGCACTGGAGCATCTGTTACATCTCCACGTAGTATTGAGGGAAGCAAGGCTTCAACAATCTCTGGCTCATAGAAGTATAAATCAGAAGGCTCATAGCCTAATGACTTAGCCTTCCAGTATTGGCAATAGTCCAATGCTTGGTTACGTAGTGAACGATACAATAAGTTCTGAGCAGACTTCTTGCTGAATGCTTCCCACTCTGTCAACTTCCTAGGATGCGACACAAACCATTCATAGAGCGACTGCTTGATATCTTCGCGTGCGACCATTGTATACTTCTTGCTGTATTCATCAGCAACATGTGCAACAATGTAATCCCACGGTTCAATGCGGTCCCAACTGACTACCATCTCCAAGTTTTTCCTTCTACTGTAAATGAATTGTTTACGATAGGTACAAGTTGTGGAACAACTGTCTTACCATCAACATGCAAGATACCGAAGCCTTGTTGCCATGTAAACAACCCTGCCTTGATATATTTTGCATTACGATAATCCATTAAGTTACCAAGTTCTAATCCCCAAATAGTTTTAGGTTTACCACCACGATAACTTTGAGTATGATGTGTCAAACCCATGCGATGCGTGTGACCACACACTACGCTCATACCTGAGCGTTTCGCTAGACCCAATGCGGTAGCACCTGCAGTAGGTTGTACGTTTCCTTCATCACCATGCATGAGCAACCAGCCAGGGGCTAATTCATAAGGGTCAGTGTGGTATTGGATACCAAGTTCTTTTAACCCAAGAAAGTTCTCAAGTTGTAACTCTGGTAGACCAAGTAATCCTGGTGCTCGCATTGCAACTGTATTAAATAATCTATCTGTGTGATTACTACGAATCATGTGCTCGATAGTTAAGTCATACAGTACTTGACGAGTTAAATCTCTATCCCGTCCGATAGAACGCTCATACTCTAGTTCGGTCCCCTTCGACCATTTACTGATTGTCTGCATATCCATTTCGTCACCACAGGATACGACAGTATCTGGTTGGTAGTCTCTAATGAATCTAGCCACAGCCTTGGTCGCTTCTACATCGTGGTACGGTACTTGTAAATCAGATATACAGACTATAGTTTTCATGGCTTCTTTTTAACCGCTTTCTTAGTAGTCTTCTTAGGCGATGCTTTCTTTACTGTGCGACGCTTATTCTCTAGCGCTACATTGTCTTTCTTTTTAAGCACTCGCAAGTTAGATAGGCGGTCATCGCCTGCTCTGCCCTTGTTATTCTTATGGTCTACTTCTGAATCTTTCGGTAACTTCTTACCTGTAGCAGTTTCATAATCATGGCGAGCCTTGTTAGTAGACGTTGTTTCCGTCGTACCATCTTTTCTTTTTCTTTTAAATACATAGATTGGTCGTCCACCATTTTGCTTACTACCCTTGTATGGTCCAAATATTTTCTTCATGTTATTCCTATCTCAATAGAGTTGCTATTAAAGCCAACAAGGCCATTAACTGTGATTGAAATGCAAGTAATATCTCAATCATTAATTATCCCATTGTCCTCTCAGTACTAGCAATCCGATGATTGCATAGTTTGCCATGTCCTTAAATGAATCTTCTAGACTCTCATGCTGTGGGTCTGCACCATTATCAACTAAGTTATTGATACGTGCTAACTTATCATGCATACGCACTCGCAGCCCATTGATTGGACCGCCAGGAGCCAGTGATATATTCTTAGGACCGTAATCCCTGTGCTTGCTCAGCAACAGTTCTGATAACTCAGTGGTTGTATCACCAAGGTGAGTCTCTAGATATAACTCTCTTGCTATCATCATTCTTCCTCCTCTAGTAGTTCTTTTAACTCTTCATCTATATCTACCATGTGTTGCTTTATGATTGCTTCTTCAACTAACTCTTTCATCTGGTCGACATCTGTCTGTGCTGCATAGAGCGTAGCGTATGTCATCTCAGTTATATCTTTAATCATTCCTGGGTCGTCTGCATTACGATAGAGTTCCTCTAGTAAAGACCCGAGAAGTAAAGAGTAACCATTGGGTAGTTTAAGTACTGGGTCAAAGATATCTCCTTCATCATCCATTAAATGATTAATAGCATCAAAGATATTATCAAACTCTGTACCACACACCTTGCACTGCGGAATCTCAATCAATGTTCAACCCCATCTTTTCTCTGATGAACTGTGCTCCGTGTCGAATGTAAGCACTGTTAACATCTTCTCCATCTCCAAATGTGACCGTAGTGACAGGGAGTTCTCTGGAGAGACTCGCTGCAAACTCGCGCCCTGGGGCATCACCATCGGCAAAGACGAAGACTCTTTCAAAGTCTGCAAGTAATCTTGTATAGTGCTTCTTCCATGAGTTGGCACCAGGAACTCCAACACAGGGAATTCCGACCAAGCGAGACATTGTAAGCGTGTCCAACTCTCCTTCACAGACACCAATCCAATCTCCAGCAGTCTCGATGTCAAGTACATTGTACATGCGAGTATCAACGCCAACCATACCCATATACTTCGGTTCAACGGCAGGGTTAAGAGAGCGAAAGCGCAAATCAACAACGCCAGTCTTTGTGATGTACGGTATGCTAAGGCGACCAGCGTATTGTTCATGTCCAGGTTCAGGCTCCTCGACTACGCCTAATCGCGCCAGACGTGCTGCTTCCCTTGTTATTCCCCGACTTGCTAGGTAATCTTCCGCCAGAGAGATGCTTCCCGCGTACTTGCTGGTGGCTCTCCCCAGTAATTCCTTCTGCGATAGACTTTGCTTCACGTATATCACACCCTTCTTTCCTAGCAATTATCTGGATACTGTTACCTTGCATACCACATGCAAAGCAGTTAAAAATATTCTGTCTTGTATTAAAACTTGCACTTGCGTGACTATCATTATGAAACGGACACTTGATATTTACTTGACCAGATGTGCGGTTAACTATTGCACCGTAATGCCTCAGCACCGCTACTATGTCTGGTAATTCATCCACCAAATACATCGCCCAACCTTAATACTAAATAGGAATCTGCTATTGACTTGCCTCTTGCTTTAATAAGAACTGCTGGCATTACCTTATCTCTGGTAAGTCCGCGTGCTTCTGCGTAGTGTACGGCTTCAATCTGTGCTTCTTTTGTCCATCCACTAAGGTCAATGGCATTGCCTGCTCCTGGCGCTTTACATTCGATAACGCCAATGCTACCAAGGAAGTCTGAGCGGACAACAACATCGCCCTCATCTCTTGCACCTGTTCGAGCAAGTCGCTCAGAATCGTATCCATTTGCTCGAAACCAGTCTCTAATGTCGGTTTCATATGTTGCTCCTCTGGCCTTGTGTGATTTCCTAGTTGTCATAACTTGCGTATCCAAACTTGGTATTCCTTAGTTAGCAAATCATATCTTCCTTCGTGTTTCTCAAGGAAAGCATCAATTGCTGGGCGAGGTGTTAAGTGTGGAGGCAAATCTTGACCCCACATATAGTCATCAAATGCTAGAATTCCATTAGGCTTAAGACATCTCCATGCATCATTTGCATCTTTAGCAACCTGCTCTTCTGTATGGCCCCCATCAATATAAATAAAATCAAATAATTCTTCTGCTACTTTACTAAAAAAATCATCACTAGTTTTTCGAACCCATCCTACATTTGTATATGGTGATAAACGTCTTCTATAATACTCATAAACATGCTCAAAATCAATGCGAGAATGTTCAGGCTCATCAGAGCCAGCCCATGTATCAACATCTATAAGTGATGAAGTTGGGTCAGTTAAAATGTTTTCTGCCAACCATACACTTGCATCACCAGTATAAACACCTATTTGTAAAAAACGCATATTAGGTTTATCTTGTAAGTGTGGCAAGTAAATCTCAAAGTTATATTTCTGGCCATCAAACCAGTTAGGGAATAATGTCATACGTTCTCTGGGATGTCATCGATGTACATGTACTCTGGGTTGAATGCCAACCAAGTCATTAGCGTTCCGTTTGCATCCGCTCTTCCGTAGCGATTTTTGACTGATGCCACGCCCATTGATGTGCCAACGGTACCAAGCGTGCATATAAGCGCAGGTAGTTGGGAAACTTTTCCTTGGATAGCACTTCTTGGCTGACAAGGATTCCCAGGAACTGCCTCCGAAGTATGATGTAGTACCACAATCGCAGCGTTAGTGTCTCTCGCAAGGAACTTCAACTCCTTCATAATTGCTCGCATAGAAGCGAACTCTTCGCCCCCATCTGTTGCGACATCCATAAGGTTATCCAATACAATGAGAGATGGGCTACAGCCCCACAACTCTTCGAATGCTTGGACTTCCTCATCGATGTCTTCTAAGGTTGGTGATGATTCGAATGACCAGACTATGTGACTTCCTTTTTGGAGAACTGCTTTAGTCCAACCAACATCAGTATTAAGTTTCTGCTCTACGTCTGACTGACTCTTCCCTGAAATCATAGATGCCAAACGCATTGCCATAGTGTGTGCATTAGTATCCGCAGATATGTATAGAGTTGGAACATTAGTCTTAAGTGCTAGCGCTAAGGCCAGCGTAGATTTTCCTGCTCCAGGTGCTCCTGCAAACATAGAAACTTCTGAACGACGAATAATAATCTTGTTCGCTTCGAATGCTTTAAACGAACTAGGAAGGGGTTCCCCCCCAATAGAGGCCCTACCTACTGAACGTACTAGAGTTCTCATTGGCACCCTTCCTAGTTAATTTAAAATGGAAATTGTTCTGGTATTAATTGACTGGCTTGCACTGGTCCGCGCCCTGAGGCATCGGACAGACCCACATCGCGTATGGATTTCCCGTCTTGCTTGAGATTCCCGACTTGTACTTGCGAGGGCCGTGTTGACATGTCGGTCCACCCTGTTGCTGGGTTTGTGGAGCCGTAGCGGACGGAGCCTGCGCCTGGGGCGGAACGGATGATGTTGTTGGCGGAGTGTTTGGCGTTGAAGCCGATGTCGCTAAAGGGGCAACCCCGTAAGCACCGACTACCAAACGCTGCACTGCAGCAATCTGATTTGAATAATCCCCAATACCCTCTAACAGAACACTGAGTTCGTCATTGGTTTGGGCTCTGATGTTAATCATATCCCCAGCAGGGGTCTTATATGATACTTGTAGTTTCCAGTCTTCGGCCATTTATTTATCCTTCTTAATCGAGAATTGGCAGTACTCAGTTAAACCACACATGTACTGACAACTGTTTGTGTTGGGTAAGAATATAGCGTTCTTACGTGCAGCGTCGAATTGCATAATTAGATATTCCATTTTGTCATAAGTGTACTCAGACAGGTCTACCATATCTGACACGTTGTTACCACGTGACATGTAGTAGGTACCCCACTTGACCTCTACGCCAAAGGTCTGTTCAAGACCCAGTTTGTAGAACCCAAGTTGTAGACTGCTTGTTGGTGTGTTCTGTGATGTCTTTAGGTCGACAATGACCAGTTCCCCGTTGACTTCGAAGACACGGTCAATAATCATCTTGACTGGTACATCATTGACGACTGGAGTTAGCGCAAGTTCGATTGCCTTATTGCCATCTGGTGCTGTCCAGATTTTCCAATCAGGGTTAGTCTTGCGCCATGCGATGTAGCCTTCTACCCAACGAGGTCCTGCTGTTTGCCAGAAGGTTACGTCTTCCTTGTTAGGGTTAGCCTTGGTTGCCCGACCACCAACACGTGCATTGGTTAAGTCGGTATCACCTTTAGATAGGTCCCAAGCGGTTGACCATAATGAATTTGCTATAGTCACATGTTCTCCTTATCGTAGTTTTCACACGCTAAGTGGAACGCTGAACCGCCAACGGACCAAACGGATGGGGCTTCTTCCTTGTTGAGGAGTCTGCCGAGATAGTACTGGTACCCACAGGTTAGGTAGGTTGTAAACGCAGAGTAGGACATATGCTCTGGTAGTGTATATTCTTCTAGTTTGATTGACATAGGTAGAACTATACATGTAGGTATCCTAAGCGTTGCTTTCCAACGATGGGTTAATGCCTGTGTATACTTAGTTATGTAAGTAATTATATAAAGGCCTTCGGCCTTATATATTATTT